GATCAATGTTGCACTCTGGTCCTATGGTCCCGTCGAAGGTGCCTGCAGGGGCTAAAATGGCTAGCTCAGTATACTGACTATACTGATCACTGTTGAGAAAATTACTAACATCAGCAGTCTGGGTTATGACTAAATCGGTTAATCTAGTCCTTTTCCCCTGCTGCGCCTGGAAAGCCATTAGGCTGCACTCCTAGGAATCCTTAAACCCCAGCACTTAAATGTTCTTTTAGCTCCCTCATTACTGTCCGAGTTGAGTCTAAAGCCATGTGTAGGAGGCGCCGGTATCACGGTGACAACACTTACCGGGAAGGCTACCAGGGTGCCAGGCGTGATAGGGTGATACGCCTTCCATTGAGTGTCGCTGGTCTGATCGGCACTGGGATCGCTGTTAACCTCTCCACGTACAGTGTCGGTTAGGGTTGCAGGGGCTAGAATAGCCAGGTGCGTGAACATGCTGTACTGGTCGCTATTGAGGAAATTGCTCTCAGATACACCATTGTCGATTACTAAATCGGCCAGTCTAGTTCTCCTGCCCTGCTGTGCTTGAAAACTCATGTCTCCCCTCCTCTACTCGTGCTCTTGTAAGCGCTTCATAATCTCGCCTACACTGTCTGCTCCATCAAGATTGATCTCAGCTCCCTCAGACTTCAGGCCAGTACCACCAGAGCCTTCAGAACCAGGGATAGACTCCAGCTTCTCCTCTAGCTCCCCCTCAGGGCTCTTGCTCTTGCCCGAGATCTGGTCCTTTAGCTTCTGGTTTTCAGCCGCTAGGTCAGTCTCACGCTGAGTGACATTCTCCTTAACGCTACCCTTTTTCCTAATGCCCATGGGCACGCCCTCGGACTTCAGGTAGTTATTTATGTCAAATCCCTGGACTTCCTTACCCTCTTCTATACTGAACCCGCTTTCTTTCAGGAGTTCAGGGATTTTAACATTCATGATCTCGGCCAGCACTTCCTCAGTGAAGTACTTCTGAGGGCTCTCACCACTCATGTTGACTACACTCTGAGCTATCTCTTGAGCATCGGCACCATAGGCTTCAGCTAGCTCCTGGGCATAGGGCAGGACAACATTCTCGATCATGCCTCTACCGGATTTGTACAGGTCACTGTCCTCTTCCAGGTCTCCAGTGTCCCCTTCCTTCTCCCCCTTGTCACCCTTGTCCCCAGCCTCTATCGCCGTTGTGCTGCCACCGGCCTCTAGGAACTGCTTCTTCAGCTCCTTATAGGCCTCATCGTCTTGCAGGACCTTAAGCAATAAATCCTCTCTACCCGTGAGCGCCTCTATTCTCTCCTGGCTAACCTCCAGCTCCTTATTAGTGTCGTCACGCTCCTGAGTTCGTAACTTGAGAGCGTTACCTAAACCCCCTACCTTCTGTACCTCTCGGACCAGGTCAGCTAGGTCCATCTCCTGATCCTGCTGGTTGCTCCTGAACTTGACCTTGAGACCCTCAAGACTGGAATACTCGTCCTTGGTCTGCTCGGTATCCTCTCTAAAGGCAGTAAAGGTTCTAGCTACCTCCTTCTTCTCCCCCTTGGACTCTAGCTCCTGCCCCTTGCCCTCTAGCTCCTGTTTTTTATCTCCCTCTCCCTCCCCCTCAGCCCCCTCAGCCTCTTTAACCTGGAGGTCCACCTCACCGGATAGAACATCGGCAACAGTAGTACTATCCTCTACTGCTACTCCACCCTCTTCTTGCTTATCTCCCGCCTGTTCTTCAGCCATTTTATTCTATCCTCTTGGGTTGAAAGTGCTTACGCTTGCCCAAATGATCCTATGGGTTTTGCTGCATCCCCAGCTGCTTGTGTTGCAGCTATGGGCGCTGTCTCAGGGGCTGCCAATGACCCTGGCTGCCCGGCTGCTCCAGGAGGTGCACCCCCTGATGCAGTAGCCTGCACACTGGCCTCATCCCTCTGGGCTACGTCATTGGGCACGCCCATTACCTCTAGTGGTGCAGGAGGTCGGGCCATGCCCTGCTGTATTAATTCCTCCGGGAAGCTCTTACTCTTGAGTAGCTCCTGATATATCCCCCACCTGTCGGCTGCCAGCTTCCTGAGTTGCCAGGGCTTTCTCTCGTCCAGGATTAACTCCTCTAGGGCGTTCATGTGCGCCCCCGGATCGTCCTGCCAGAAGATCAGGATACCGCTCTCAGGACCGTAGATCTTAAGTGGATTCGCATCATGTAAATCCTTCCAGTTCTCCTCCAGGATGTTATTAATCCACTGGGCCCTATTCCACTGGTCTGTCTCGCCCATACCCAGGTTCCTGATTTCAGCGAATGAGGAGCGTTTCTGGTACTCCCTAGGTGATATTAAACCCTCCTTCATGTGGTCGAAGAGCATTTGATTGCGTAACGCTCTTGGTAGGGGCATTAGGGTCTCAGGATCCACACTCACGCTGCTCTGCTCCCCTAGCATGCTCCTGTCTATCCTCTTGGCTAGGTCCGCTCTCCCGGCCATGGGGATCAATCTGGGAACGGTATACAGGAACCGTGCATATACTAGTATTAAATCCGCCCAGTCGGTCATGGCATCTGCCGTAGCCCTGACCATAGGCCCAAATTGCCTCTCGAACATCTCCCGGGCACCTAGTACCGCTCTACCGCTGATATCCTCGAAATTGCTCGCGTCTCCCGCTACCTTCCCCCTGGCTAAATCCGTCCATCCGCTTTTCTGCTCCAGTATCTTGATACTTGTTTGGAACATCCTCCAGGTATCTGAGTTAGCCCTGGGCATGTCCATCACGTCCGGTTTAGGCCCCTGATATTCTGTAATGGAGCCTACAATATTACTCCATGTCTCCTGAATGGTAGTACCTTGCATCATTAGTAGCCTACTGCCTGAATGCGTTCTGGCGTATTCCAGGATCTTGCTTCCCAGGGCGTTAATTACAACCTGGTCTCCGATCCAGCTACTCATTTCCGGGCGCAGGAACATGCCTACATCTGGGCTGCCGTCGGTGAGCCTAGCTATGGGAATTCTACCCTCTGGCAGGGGCCCGCTCTTGATCTCGTGCCCGGCTATAATCCTGACCCACTTACCTTTCTTCCCTATACCCTTGGCACTCCCGGCAATATAGATCTTGTACTCCCAGACGAGATTACCCGAGTTACGCCCACCCCTGTAGGAGCCGTGCTGGGGGAAAGCGGGAATACCCCTCTGAACCCCCATTAGGGACGCATCATGTACTAGGTCGAGTAAATCCATGTGCCTGGCACTATTGTCCGACTCCAGCTCCTTATTCCCGGTCTCCAAACTAGCGTTCCTTACATCTCTGGGCCGTCTAATGATGAACCATTTTGCCGGGGTGCCAGGGCCATTAATGCTTAGTGCCTCGGAGTCCACGTAGGTCTCATGGGCGTTTATGATCCGGGTGCAGATCTCTCCAGAGGTAAAGGAGCTGGCCTTCACATCAGGACCTAGCTCTTGACCTGAACCGCTTAACGGGATGGCCAGTTCTCCATCTTTCTCCTTATGACCCTGAGCCTTAAACCCCTTATACCTACTATCTTCCTTCCCTATCTTGAGCACTCTCTCTACCTGAGGGCCTTGAGTTTTGTCGATGAAAACCTCTAGCCAGGTAATGCCATCGGTCTGAGCATGAGCGGCTGCAGACTGTATTATCCTCCAGACCTTCTGAATCTTGAAATTGTACTCCACTACAGATTGTTGCGCCTCAGCCATCTCCCTGCCGCTAGTACCCCCACCTGAGACTGCTTCATATCTCCAGCCGGGCTGCTGCTCCCTGAGCAGGGAGAGTCTGAAGTCTAGGGCTGGGCCGATCATATTGAATACAGCCCTTATCCTATTGCTTGAGCCCTCGGCCTCCTTCCACTTTCTATTGTCTCTGGTGGAGATCCACTGAAGGTCCTGACGAAATAATCTATGCCTACTGTAGTGCAGCTTCCTGTCATTGTGCTCTAGGCTTTGCTCGGAGATTCGCGCATTAGCCCAGGCCAACCATTCCTCACCTTTTTCCTCAGGACTTTTACCATCTAGCTTCTTCAGGTCCGGGAAGTTACTACCATACATCTTTCTTAGGTCCTCAACCCTATCTTCCTCCTTCTCTATCTTCTCTGCTGGCATGTTAGAAACCCTCGGCTATAGGACTATCCTGCGTGTCTACCGCTTGGGGTTCTCCAGCCCAGGCCCTATCAGTTACCTCTTGTACTGGAGGCTCGCCTACAATCTGGATTAGGGTGGCATGCACCTTATCCCAGTCGTGCAGGGTGTTATATAGATCTTGGGCCTGGGTTTCTAGATCCTGTCTGGCCCATTCCTCGGACTCCATGCTTATCAAGTCCTGAATGGCTGCCGGTGGGTCTTCTAGCCTCTCGGGCTCCTGTTGCATCTCCTGTCTCTTGGGTAGGAGGAAGGGCGTGATGAACCAGACCAGCCAGGCTATAGTTAGTGTAAGGGTCCAGAAGCCCAGGCCTGCAAAGAGTAGTATTATAAGCATTTAGAAGCCGTCTCCTAGATTTAAGCTAGTCCCCCTCTGGGCCTCCTGCAAGCGTTTCATGAGCTGAGGGTAGTACTGATCCTGCTTGCCAGACAGCTTCTCTTGCTCGGAGCCTATTGCTTGACCCGTACCTTCGTAAAATGCCATGGCGGCATACCTGAACGTATCCGCACTATGATCGTTCTGCTTATCCTTAATATCCTCGGTTCCGGGCCGTCTCACCAGTTGATAGATAGTGCTAATTAGGTAACCCCCTTGGCCCTTCCAGTGACATACTTGCTTGTTCTCCATCAGGGTCCTGATGTAAGCCCATCCGGCGGCTCTATCGGTAATAGCTGAGTTAAACCAGAGGCCATTTTCCTCAAACAAGTCCTTAATACTCCTGTTTGCATCTCTGGCATCCCTCTGTTTGGTACTAGGATCAATCACTGGTAGGCGTACAGGCATATTCACGTTCTTGCTGGCCAACCTCTCCTCGGCCTTACGCATCAAGTGAACAATGGTGGGTATGCTGGCTTCCCTAATCTTTACCTCATGGGCTAATTCTAGTACTGGTCTAATATACAGGTTAGGGTATACAATCCACCATTGCACTACAGTGGGGTCAGTCCAACCGTAGTCTAGAGCACGGATGACGTAATGATCCTGGCTCTTGATTTCAGGAGGTACCTCTGGTATGGGGCAGGCAGATCTAGGAAACATCTGGCCCCTAAAGTAGTCCCAGCGTCCATAGATAAGTGCATCAGCCAGCCCCTCTCCCAACTGTTGAAGGCCAGCAATGTACGCATCACGATCACCGACAGCAGGATTGTCGAATATAGTTGCGGGGATAAACTTTCGAGTAAGCTCAAGCTCTGTGGTCCTCCCCTTGGGGTCAGTAACCTCAGATATATATCTATATGAGACGTAAGGTGTTTTACCATCGACGAATCGTTTGAAAACCCATTCATGGCCTAGTCCATCCGGGTTGGTACCAGAACGCATCTGATATGGTAAGGATGCTGCTACCTTATTCCTGTTGCGTGAGAGCATGTACAGGTATTGGCTCTTCTCGAATGTCGTAAGCTCATCGAAGCCAATAAAGTTAAACTCGAAGGTCTTCCAGGCTTCAATATCTTTAGCTAGCTCACTGGACCCCATCCAGATCTTGGCACCTGTAGGGAACTCCCACCTAGACCTGCTGGAGACCCATTTCGCCCCCGGACAGATCTTGTTATAGACCATTCTAGTCCTATCTATGATCTCCTGCAGGTCGTCTTTCTCACGACGAAACAAGATAGCCCTATGGTAGGGACTCCAGATCCACCTTAGGGGTGCGGCCCATAGCCCGTCAGTTTTACCACCTGACACAGCCCCGCCCATGAGCACCTCCCTGTCTATGGCAGATAGGAAACTCGTTTGCGCTCCCGGGTTGGGTTGCCAGATTATCTCTTTAGGCATGGAGGACTTCCTGACACAGCTACCATTTCTGGTTGCCAGAGATTCCAGCAGGCAACGCACATGTCTCCCTTAGGCCCCTGTCTCTTCTCTGGGTACCTACATAAGGAGCACCTCTCCTTCATGACGGCTTCTTCCCCAGCTCCCTCTGAGCCCATTTCCTGACTAGCTTCTGCCAGCCCATCTTGTCCTCCATGTATAGCTCCATCCTCAGGTGGTTCCCCTCGATCATCATTATCTTCTCTAGGGTGTTCATGTTCTACTCCCGATATACCCAACCGATCTTCAGTCCTCTCCACCTGCCTTAGGCTATCCATATTAGTTCTACCGCCGCCTTGGGTTGCGTCTAATTCTCCTGAACTCATCTTGTCTCTCCCAGCTGGAGGATAGCTTAGTACCCTCTAGTTCCAATAGTACCTCACTCCTACCGTCTCGATCCAGGATGGAGAAGAACTTGAATCCGTCCTTGGACACGACATTCGTAATATTGTTGTAGCATGCCTTAAGGAGTTGGGTTTCAAATACTAGCCTGCCTATGTCATTTAGGCGTATACTACCATGGGCGTGATCCCTAATGACTTGCATCTGGTACTCTAGGGATCTAGGCTCTATGCCACCACTCGTGCCGCTCATGTTTTAACCTTTAGCTCTTTAGGTACTATCACAGTAGGCCCGTCCTCAGTGTCTTGTACGGGGAGGATTAGAATATGCTCTACATTCTCCTCGCTCTCGGCATCAGCACCCACTCTACCCTCTGCTCTTGCAATGACTTCCTTGAGTGCCGCCACTTGCCCTGCACCACTTGAGATTAGGCCTGAACCTATCTTGGCTAGAACCCGTCGTGCGAGCTTTGCTAGATCAAGCCAATTAGGATCATCCTCCTGAGACAGGAGCATATTGAGTCGTATCTGATCCTCGTCCAGTGACGGCTTTCCATCGTCTCCTAAGTCAATAGGAGTATCCTCTAACATACGTGCCTTAGCCATGGCCTCTAGCACGGCCTTACTGTCTCGCTGAGGCGTCCTGTCGAATCCTACCTCTCTAGAGATAATCTTCCAGTCTACATCAGATTGGTTAGAGGCCAGGAACTTCTGGGCCAGTATGAAATATCTGTCTGTTGGATGCACCTCCGCACGAACCCCACCGTATTCCATATCTATTAGTCCTCCCTCTTCTCCAATGGGTATCCCTCAGGGTCCTCTAGTCGGTAGTCATGCCATAGCTCGGCAGGCAGATTGTCACTGGCCCCGTACCACTCCATTACGTCCAGAAATGTCGTGAGTAGATCCGCGCATATCCTGCATATCTTCCGTTTCCTACTCTTCCCATGACTCATGGGGTGCTTAAGCATGAGCCTGCCGTAACTATGAAGGGGCCTCTTGCATATACCACAGGCTGTTAGTGCCCCTTTCTCCCGGGCTATCCTGGCTGCAACCCTTCTCCACCGGGCTAGTACAAATCTGTCCGGTATCTGGCTCCTATGGTAGGTCCAGGGTAGGGGTCTAGGCATGGAAGCACCTATAGGCATGGAAGCACCTACAGGAAATCTTTGAACTGCGCCCATATAACCAGGTTACTCCTCTAATAAATTGAATATAGCCACACCTTAAGCAAGTCACTTTATATATTCTAGGCATCTGAGTTTAAGCTCCACCCTGGGGCTTTATCTCCGTGGTCCCAGAGCTGTAGGGGATCCAGGCCAGGGCCTCTACCGGCTCGCTTAATGACAACGCTATCCGGTCTCCCTCTCCCGCTTTGGCTCCTCCTTACATATGTGGCCCAGTCCAGTACTGCTGGTAAATCCGTCGCCCCCCTACTCCAGGTGGCAATTCTTTCTTCATCATCCTCCTCCCGTAATTTACCTGTATGATGTATCATGATCATTGTTAAACCACTTCTATTGGTCCACTCCCGGAAGTCGTTAAAGATTCTACTCATCTCGTCATTGTCAGATTCTCTTGCACCATGGACGCGCCTAATGGGGTCCACAACAAGAGTCTGATACTTGCCCTTCTCTATCTCGTTCTCTAGCCACTTCCTCTGTTGCTGCTGATCTAGTCTCATGCCGCTGGCGTCACAGAATGTTATCTTCTTTCCCCAATCCACCTTTTTGTAATCCACCCCGATTATCTTGGAGTATATCCTTAACCTGTCTACCAGGTCGCCCTGTGTTTCTTCACCCAAGAGGTAGAGAATCCTGCCTGGGTCCATGACACTCATATCTTCCCATACCTCTTCTCCTACGATCATGTGTAGCAGGAGCCAGCCCAGGACTCTACTCTTACCTACTTTCTCGGGGCCGAACATGAGATTAATCTTCCCCTTCATGATTAACCCCTGGGCTAGCCACTCGCGTTTCTCCTCTGGCATATCTGGATCCATGGGTGTAAATGGGTAGAGCTTGCCGAGTCTGTCTCCCAGTCTCTCTCCCAGTCTCTCTGCTTGCGTATTAGGCATTTAGAATGGACTCTCTGGTCCAATTCTTGAACCCTGCCTCCTGCTTCTCTGGGTTATCTACCCCCTCCTCCATACTGGCTATGTACCAATTCGGTCCATGAGATGGAGCCGCAGGAAAGGGCATGTCCCAGAGTGTTAGACTCATGCCCTGAACTATTGCCTTATCGGCTTCCTTCATTCTATCCAGGGGCTCTTCAAATAACCCGGCGTCATGCACATGCGCTACAGGATGGAGCCAGCTACCGTAGTCGTCATACATGTTGATTAGCCCTAGGCCCAGGACCCTGGCAGCCATGTTCTGGGGTTTTGTTGCAAGAGCTTCCTTGATCACTTTAGGCCGTACAGTACCTTTACCCCTGCCCTTGGTAATCATTACGTAATTCAACCATCTCCGTCTCCATCCTGTCGGGCTTGTGTTGCTCCTGGTGCTCCTGAGTTCTCGTACTACGTCATCCTTATATCGTCTTAGGCCCGTGAAGGTAGATAGTATCCCGGCAATGATCATCTTGGCCTCATGAATGCTGATATTGAGCATTCCCGCCAGATGCTCCTCCTCTATCCCGTAGCTTATGGCATGCATGGTCCTCTTGCTCTGATCTCTGGTGATCTTAATCCCTGCATGCTTCTCAACCAGGAGACGCACCTCAGTATGACTATCTTTAGTGGGGTCCTGGAATATGTCGATTAGCTTCTGATCCTTGCATAGGACTGCCACGCACCTGCTCTCTATCTGGGCGTAGTCCACATAGTTGAAGGCGTATCCGTCACTGGGTATTATGAACCTCCTGGACTCCTTAGGTAGATTCTGGGCATTAGTACCAGGATCGAGCAAGCTTTCTCTAGATGCAACTCTCTGGGTGGGTGTGTACCATAGATCATATGTGGGGTGAATCCTACCCAATTCATCGGGAGCTATTCTCTTGATCGTGGATAGCTGCGTATCCAGGAGATTGCGTTCTATATATACAGCTAGGATCCTGGCAGCTGGTCGTCTATGGCTATCCTTGGGCATTTCATCTAGGCAGTACAGGCCCCCGGACTCGCTCAGGGGCTTCAGCTGATGGATGTTAATGGTCTCCTTGCCCTTATACTTCCTGGCTGGTATCCCCAGGGCCCTGTAGAACAGGTCCTTCATCTGGTCGTCACTGGAGAACTTTATGGGCAGCCATTCCTTCCAGGTGCCCTTGGTGTTACAGGCAGAACATGGTCCCAGGAGTTCATTTTCCAGGTCTGCCTTGGTTGCTCCTAGCCTAGGCTCTCTCAGGTACTCCAACAGGTCTTTCTTACTGGGAGCTTTCTTGAAACCTGAGCAGCTCCAGCACCTCTGCATCTTGTTCTTGGCCCCCCTACAGCACTTGCACCTAACGGTCTCCCTGAACAAATGAGGCTTCTTCAGTTTGCCCTTGTTATAGGCCTCCCTGATACACTGCTCGGACATGGCTTCTAGGGTGTTTCCTAGAGTAGTAACTCTCTCCTCTAAGACCTCCATCTCCTTCTGCCGGGCAGGCTCGTCTACCCTGAGGCCCCTGTTTTGCATAGCCATAGTAACTTCAAATAGCTTATGGTCATGATTTACTAGGTCCAGGCCCTGAGGCATGTTGGTAAGCTGCTCGATCTCTTCCCAGTAGGCGTCATAGGCTACTACAGCGTCAATCCCGCAGTAGTGGAGGTTGTCTAGGTCCACTAGCCACTTGTGGTAGGGCCAGGGGGTGTACCGGGTGGCTATATGAGGACTTAATGCCTTCCCTACCTGCTGCTCTCCTGCACCCTTAAGCCTGTCACCTCCTGGGTCCATCCCTGAGGGCTCTAGTATGTGCGCCCCAGCAATAGTATCAAACCAGGGTCTGCTGACGGGGATACCAAACACCTTATGGAACTGCCGCCAATCATGCGCCATATTGTGGGCGACCTTAAGGACCCAGGGGCTGGACATGAGCCTCTCCAGGGCTGGACGATAGGCGTCATGGAATGTAAATACATGAACTTCCTCCTCGGAGACTAGGGCCACAATCAGGGGGTCCATTTCGGTATCTATTGCAACTAGGTGCTCATGGGTTATGAGCGTATGGTCTACAAATCTGTTGATCTCATCGGGCCTGTTGACGAACCACTCTCGCTTCTTGGGCTCTTTCCAGTCTCCTGAGACATATTCCCTTGCTCTCCTAAAATCGTTAATGAGCCAGTAGTGCCAGGGGAACTGCCTTGATACGGCTGCCGGATGAAAGCTTGGGAGGAAAGCCACATCTGGGGACTCCACAAGTAACTCACGATGTAATAAGGTCCAATATTCATTATACCTATCTCCTGTAAGACTACTATCTGGTGGTATTAAGGACCCCCGCCACTTGGTAATCTGGTGTAATCCCATGGTCCAGGCCATGGGATTGTTGCCTAGGGGCATGACGACTTTTAGGTTCGGTAGCGCCCGCATCTCCTGTTCCAGGATCCTCTTACCCCACTCTATATCTTGTAGGCTGTGCTGACTGAAGTCCGTGCCCCCTGGAGCTATTGCGGGAATACAGTTGACGATTCTAATATCTGGGCGATTAATTCCTGCAGGCGTCAGGCAGAGATTAAGGATCCTGCCTGCTTGCCCTGTGAAGGGCTCCTGATCCTTAATCTCATTGGACGCTGGACTCTCCCCTATTACTAGGATCTCTGCATCTAAGGGCCCTGTGCCAGGACATGTCTTCTGGCCTGAGGGGCTTACTGATCCTATCTCGGGTGGTTTCCTGGGAGGCATCTTGGGGCCTTACTGGTTAAGTATTTCTAGTGCCTTAGCTTGGACAACTTCTCTGTATAGATCCCAGTTAAAGAATTGATATATCATGTAGCCCTGGTAGTAGACAGCTCTACGTTGAATCCCCTGATGTAGAAGACGAATGTTGCTATCTGGCAGCTTGGTCATTTTCATCTCTCACCCCCTTTGTTTTATGGGGAAGGCCAGGAATCGAACCTGGAGAGGAATGGGTCATCATCCGCTGTCCCTCTTCCTGCATGGTGCCTCACGCCACGCCCTTCCCACGACCCAAGGGTGCTGGGATTTGAACCCAGAGGTTGCGACCCTTGCCAGACATAAACGTGTTGCGCTCATGCCTCCACCCTTGGTCCTATTACTTCTTCTTTGCTGGCGGGGTTGGCCCCTGCTTCTTTTCTACTGCTGGAGGCCTCTTGGTTGGCTGAAGATCGTACTCGATCTCTTCAGGCGTCACCAACCAAACCTGATCTCCGTCAGTAGCCACTGCTCCCTTGGTCGCTTTCTTCAGGTCCCCTGCCCTACTCCCTCCCTCGATCTCGACCGTAGTACCCTTCGTGATCGGCGTCAGGTAGATGATCTCATTACTCCTATAGGCCTTCCCCTGGGCAGTTAGTGCCTTAACGTCATCCTGGGTGTACACATATTTCATGATGTAATACCTCAGTTGTAGGAACGGGGTTAGGGAACCTATTCCCCTAACCCCCTACCTATCCTCTAGAAGGAGATGCTGCCTTCTTTACTCACGGCCTTGTACCTGCCGATCTGCGGGAAGCCGGTATTGCCCTCTCGTATATAGGCATAGACCCTAACGCCCTCAAGCTCGGTGATCTTGGCCTTGGGCTTGCCTAGAGCTGCCTGAAACAAGCGCTTGAGCTGCCCCCGGCCCATGGCAACCAGGTCATGCTCGCTGTCGCCAGTGTATGTGAGGAAGCCACTGTCACGCGCCTTACCGTTGGGCAGCTTCTCACCCTCGTTCTCTGGCTCGAAGATGACAACCCACCTCTGGCCATTGTCACTGTCCTCGATCCCGGCCTCCGTAATCAAGAAGTTGTCGTAGAAGGGTTGTAATCCATCACCTTCTAGATCTAGTTCGGCGTCCGGATCGATTGTCGTGACTTCTTTTGCTACTGGGGACATTTTCCTGCTCCTATCTGGTATGGTAAGGGACTTGGTTAGGAGATATATCCTCCTGGTTAGGTTAGGTCCCTTGGGATTTGGGATCTGTCTCAGGATCCCCCGGCTGCTCTTACATCTATGGCCTCTTGTATGGCAGCCTCTACAATGGGCCAGCTGTTCTGGATCTTGTCATCACCCTTATTTACTAGCTCCGGCCCACTCAGGGATCCGTACCTGCTCCTGGCCTTCCTGCTTAAATCCGTGTCCCAGAGTAAGTAGTATCCGTTCTCGTTCCTCCCGGCATGAAAATTCACATCGAAGAGGGCAGGGAATTGTTCCCGAAATACGCCCGTGAAGATCGGCATATGCTGATCCTTGGCCGTGCCTGAACCGCTTTCCCCGTATGTCTTGCTGGCCTCCTTGATCTGCACATGCGCAGCTGAGAGCCAGTCCAGGCCCATGCCCTTCAGCTTCCTGCACTGGGTCGCTATCTCCCGCATCTTTTGAGCGTACCCGCCGTAGAATTTGGCTCCCTCCGGGCTGATCGCTGGAGGTGGGACACTCATGCCCATGTTCAGGAGCATTGCATTGAAGCTGAGGCTGCCCAATCCTGAAAAGGTGTCTACTCCTAATACCTTCCATCTTAATCCCTTCCTTTTCTTCTGCCTATCCTCTCGAAGAATTGTTGCAATACTGGCTAGGAACCTCAGGCCCTGCCTATGACCTTCAGCTATCCCATCATGTTCGGGCACTGAGGGCATGTAGTCCTCATCGTCCACGGGACAGAAGATGTAGTCGGCATTCACATCCAACGTAACACTGCCGTCCTCATTGAACACTGGAATATCTGCCCTATCGTATAGGGTCCTATAGCTCTCCATCTCGTCGCTACCAGGGGCCATGAGCACGACACCTGAGCCAGCTGCCTCCAGGGCTTCTCTGATTAGGTGACTTTTACCTGCCCCTGAGGGGCCGAGTAGGCTGATGCTTTTTCCTGGGGGATGGATCATCCAAGCCTCCATGGGTACACTCGATGGAACCGAACACATTCAGGGTAGGAGTACCTTCTTCTCATCCTCTGTAAAGAGGAATCCTACTACATGGTTAGTCATCTCTAGAACCTCTGCCCGATATGCTCGAATTGGTCGAGTAGGATTGCAAGCCTATCCTCAGGATCGCTATTGCA